AGATCAAGACAATTCTTGATCTGATCAAAAAGGCCAAAGTCGGGCCGAAGTTTCTGAAATACATGAAGGCCCAGAGCATCGAGGAAGCGGGTTCTCTCGAGGCGGCTGTCGCGACGATCGCCGCCCGCGATTATCGCAAAGCGATCAGCACGCTCGAGCAGCAGATAGCCAAGACAGAGGCCGGTCGTGACGATCTTTCATAACGTAGCGCAATACTCGGAAGCCTATGAGCGCCTCAAGCTCGGCATCCCAACGAGCTCCAACTTCCACAAGATCATCACACCGCAAGGCAAGCCGTCCAAACAGTGGCGTGAATACGTCTGCCTACTGATTGCCGAACGGATCCTGCAGCGGAAAATCGAGCTTTATCATTCACCGGCGATGGAGCGAGGCTTGATCGTCGAGGCAGACGCGGTCGAACGGTATGAGTTCGATCAAAACGTAACGGTTCAGAGGGTGGGCTTCATCACCGATGACGATCACACGGTGGGATGCAGTCCTGACCGACTCGTGGGCGACGACGGCCTATTGGAAATCAAGGCGCCGCTGCCGCACACGCAGGTCGAATACTGGCTTTCCGGAGAGGTCAGCGAACGCTTCCGGCCGCAGTTGCAAGGCCAGCTCTATGTTGCGCAGCGCAGCTGGGTCGATATCATGTGCTGGCATGACGTGCTTCCGAAGATCGTCATGCGGGTCGAGCCCGATGAGCAGTTCATCAAAGCTCTCGACCGTGAATTGCAGATCTTCAACTTCTTTATCGAGAGCGTCATGGAAAAAATCTGCGCGATGAACGAGGTGCTGGTCCCACAAGGGCACTTGGCGTTGAAGGCGCCGTTGCGGGCGAGTCTGGAGACTACTCGGTGACGGGAAGCGGAATTTGCGGCGTCTCCTGAGTGAGGTCAACAGAACACAGAAAGGCGCTTCACCAGCTTAGAAAAATGCCTGCGCCCCGCATCCCTCGCACAGTAGCTGCGCGCGGCAAGCCCAAGCCTAACTGCACAGGCGGGTGCAGCATCTGGCATTTATCCGCCAGCTCCCCTGCGTCGCCTGTGGCAAAGCAGCGCCATCCGAAGCAGCACATGTACGTACCGGAACCGATAGCGGCGTCGGGATGAAGCCGGGCGATCGCTACGCCGTCCCTCTATGCGCCGCTGCCATGCGAAACAGCATCGTATTGGCGAGCTCACCTTCTGGTCCGCGCTCCGCATCGACCCTGTCAATGTGGCGCTGCGCCTGTGGACGGTATCGGCCGATATACAGCCGGCGAGCGTGCCGTTTTTCGCGCGCGGCAACAGATCGATCTTGCGAAGGCATATGGCTGAGAGCCGCACCGTACTTCGAGGACAGATCCTGAGTCGGGCGCGAACCGTGCCTCGCAATTGTACCGAATGTTCAAATCCGATGATGTGAAGATCACCACGCCGACATAATCGACTACGCCGAGAATAGGTTCTTGACTTTTTCTGGGTTCCAACCAGAGGGTGGTCAATCACTATGTGGAATGTGATACCTGCGGCTGTGATGTGATGGAACAAGGATCGCGTAAGTCAGAGCACCGGTCGGGTCCAAACGTGAGCTTTCACTTTCATGGTTTTTCCAGCATTACACGGGCCGGACTGAACGTCGACGGAGGCTTATCCCGTTGTCCCATGTCCTTCCACATTTAGCGTTTGAGGAGAGGCGCACCCGAAGCTGTGCTGGCGCGGGAGTTTGATGGAGGCTTGAACCGTCCTGCTGCATGCCGGTCGCGGTCTTGCGGCTGCGCGGCTGGCGTCGGATTGTCGGCACGCCTTTGCGAGGATTGTCGCGGCCGACGATATCCCAGTAGCTCGTGTCCCGCGTGTTCCGAAACTCCTCGTCCCAACCAGTGGGAAGATGGCTGACGGCCGTCGCTGCACCCCTGGGGCAGCCGCACGACCAGATCAGGCGGTTGATAATTGTCCGTGAGATCCAAACTGTCTGTTCATGGTTCCCCCTGCGGCGTGACGGCGCTTTCCTTTTTTGGTAATCAGGTGTAGATGAACTCGCGTTTCAGAGCTTGCTGGGGGACAGACGGCGTTATGCAAATTACGCAAACTGAGATTGTCGAGGTCAAAATACTCAAACCCATTCGCCACGCCGATGACCGCGGCTTCTTCTCCGAGGTCTTCAAAGAAGGCGTTTTACAACAAAATGGGATCGACGTGCATTTCGTCCAGGATAACCATTCCTTATCCCTGGGCAAAGGGGTGGTTCGCGGACTTCATTTTCAGGTCCCGCCCTTCGCACAAGCAAAGCTGCTCCGCGTGATATCGGGGTCGATATTTGATGTTGCGGTTGACATACGCTGGGATTCCCCGAGCTTCGGTCGTCATGTCGGCGTGATGCTGAGTGCTCGCGAATGGAACCAAATTTTCATACCAGAAGGTTTCGCGCACGGCTACTGCACCCTCGATCCCGATACAGAAGTGATATATAAAGTAAATCGCTACTATTCGGCCGAGCATGATCGCGGCCTCCTTTGGAATGATCCGTCCCTCGGTATCGCATGGCCCTTCAAGTTGAGCGAGGTGCTGTTGTCGGACAAGGATCGAAAGCACCCGGTATTGGCGGACCTTCCGCGGTATTTCCGTTATGAGCCACCCGCCCCCGGGTCCCGATTTGAACGGTAAATAGGCAAGCGGCTGCGATGAAGGTACTGGTGACCGGCGGTGCGGGGTTTATCGGCTCTGCGGTTTGCCGATTGTTGATCGGCGAGCAGAATGCAGCCGTTCTCAACGTAGACAAACTAACCTATGCCGCGAATTTGATGTCGCTCCGGACCATCGAGAACAATCCGCGATATGCGTTTCGTCAAGCCGACATTTGTGACCGGCAAGCGATGTGCGGGCTGATGGAGGATTTTGACCCGATGCCGTTCTCCATCTGGCTGCCGAATCGCATGTCGACCGCTCGATCGATGGTCCCCTGGAATTTACCAAGACCAATGTCGAGGGTACCTGCGTGCTGCTAGGGGCAACGCTCGCCCATTGGCAGCGGCTTCCGGCCGATCGCGGCGCTCGATTTCGTTTTCATTACGTCTCGACCGACGAGGTTTTCGGGTCGCTTGGAGCTGCCGGCAAATTCACCGAAACGACGCCGTACGAACCGAACTCGCCATATTCGGCGTCTAAGGCTGCTTCCGATCACCTGGTCCGGGCGTGGCGGGAGACGTTTGGCTTGCCGACAGTGTTGAGCAACTCCTCCAACAACTACGGACCGTACCATTTTCCGGAGAAGCTGATCCCACTTACGATACTGAAGGCGCTCCACGGGGAGCCCATTCCGGTCTATGGCAAGGGCGACAACATCCGCGACTGGCTCCACGTCGAGGATCACGCCCGCGCCCTCTACACCATACTGACCGAAGCGCCGATCGGGGAGGGCTATAATGTCGGCGGCAATGCCGAGCGGACCAATCTCGAGGTCGCCAGATCGATTTGCGCATTGCTCGACGAGATGCTGCCCGCCTCGCCGCAGCGGCCGCACGAGCGGCTGATTACCTTTGTCACCGATCGGCCGGGCCACGACCAGCGTTATGCCATGGACATCACCAAGATCCGCCGCGAGCTGGGCTGGGCGCCGCGCGAGAGCTTTGACAGTGGGCTCCGCAAAACGGTCTCTTGGTACCTCGAGAACCGCTGGTGGTGGGAGCCGATCTGGTCACGTCGGTACCGCCGCGAGCGTCTGGGGAGCGGCGAACATCGCCGCGCCGTCGAGCCGCAAACTGCCGGCCGCACTGGATGATTTCTGTCGGGATCGCGGAGCGGAACGAATGAAGGGGATCATCCTCGCCGGCGGTTCCGGCACACGGCTGTATCCGGTCACCTTGGCGGTCAGCAAGCAATTGCTGCCGGTCTACGACAAGCCGATGATTTATTACCCGCTGGCGACATTGATGCTGGCGGGCATCCGCGACATCCTCGTTATCACGACGCCGGCGGAGCTTGGTCGCTTCGAGGCGTTGCTGAGGGACGGGCGGCAGTGGGGCGTCTCGCTGAGTTATGCCGAGCAGCCGCGGCCCGAAGGGCTGGCCCAGGCTTTTCTCATCGGTCGTGACTTCATCGGCGATGACCGGGTGGCGCTAGTGCTGGGGGATAACATCTTTTACGGTGGCGGTCTGTCGACGACGCTTCAGCGCGCGGCGGCGTCGCGTTTGGGCGCCACTGTCTTCGGCTATCAGGTTCGCAACCCGGAAGCTTATGGCGTCGTCGAATTCGATGCGAGCGGCAAGGCGATCCGCATCGAGGAAAAGCCATCGCACCCGCGTTCGCAATGGGCGGTAACAGGGCTCTATTTTTACGACAAAGCGGTCGCTGAGATCGCGGCCGGGCTCAAGCCCTCAAAACGTGGCGAGCTAGAGATCACGGACCTCAACAACGTATATCTGGATCGTGAGCTGCTCACGGTGGAGAGACTGGGCCGGGGGTGTGCCTGGTTCGACACTGGCACCCATGAATCCTTGCTTGAAGCTGCCGAGTTCGTGCGAACAATCGAGATGCGCCAAGGACTCAAGATTGCTTGTGTCGAAGAGGTGGCCTATCACCTCGGGTATATCGACCGCGAGCGCCTCCTGGCGCTCGCTCGGCATCTGGACAAAAGTGAATACGGGCGGTATCTTGAACGGCTGCCGGAGCATGATTTGGAAGCCAGATCGAGAGTTCACTCGCCGGCTCTCACGACAG